CGGCGAGCTGCGCCGCCTCGGGCTCGAGCTTCAGGACCGCGGACGGCGGCGGGCGTTTCATCCCGCCGGCCGGTGTCGCCGGCCCGATCTTCTCGGTCAGGTAGCGCGCGTAGTAGATCGAGGTTCCGAACTCGAGCCGGTCGCCCTCGACGCGACGGACCGCACCGGGACCCTCGCCGGTGAGCGAGCCACGAACCGCGCCGGTTTGCACGTAGCGACCGCCGAGCGCGGCGAACACCGACTCCTCGTTCGCTTCCATCACCTTCGTCTCGGTCGGCCATACGGGCGTCAGGTTCCCGAGCCGGGACACGACCCCACCGAGGTCGCGCTGCGTCTTCTCGGCGCCGATCAGCTCGATCATGCGATCCAGTCCCATGCCATGTCGGGCCCGTACGGCGTGCCACCCTTGAGCAGATGAAAGACGCCGGCGCCGAGCGCGGTTGTCGCCGGCGGCGGCGGGAACGTGACCGCCAGCATCGAACCGTTGCCGCTCGGATCGGCGATCGCCATCGACGGCAGCAGCGCGCCGGTCGAGTCGACGAGAAACGCGACCAAGTCCGCGGTCACGACCAGGTTCTGACCGCTTGCCGTGACGGTCACGTTGACACGGCTCGACAGCGACGACGAGGTCGGACTGATCGAGTTGATCTGCGGCGGGCCGCTCGGCGGCGTCGACGGCAGCGCCGCGTAGATCGAGCCGCCAACGACTGGCGGCGGCGGCAGCGGATAGTACGGGTCGTATTCGGCGATCGTTGAGCGCAGCACGATCGAGTCGACGCGCGCCGACGAGCGCGCACCGCCGGCGTCCGCCTCGATCGCGCTCAGCATTCCCGACAGTGCCTGTCCGAGCGCGACGATCGTGCCCGTGTTCGCCTGCTCGCGATAGAACGAGCTTTCGATCAGCAGCGCTGTTTGCAGCGCGACCGCTTGCCGCACACGGTCGTACAGCGATTCCTGGAAGTAGTCCGGCAGTGGCGCCAAGACGATCGTGACCGCCTGCGCGATCAGCGCTTGCACTTCGGTGTCGGTCGGGCGCGTGTCGGACGTGAACGCTCCGAGCTCGTTGCTGCCGGTGTCGAGCGTGCGCGTGTGCTCGAGCAGCGCGACGTCGGCGACCGTCGGCGTCACCTTCGACACGTCGACGGGCGGGAACGAGATCTGCTCCGGATATGGAAGCTGACCGACGCTCACCAGTTCAGGTCCTGATTGGAGATCGGCTCGGTCTCGGGATCGTCCGGCTGCGCCGGCAATGACCGATCAAGGAAGTAGTCGGCCCACGGCTGGAACTTGTCACGCAACATCATCCGCGCAGTCTGACTGCCAAGTAGTGACTGTTGCACGAGCGAGCGGTACGCGGCGCGTTGCGTGCGCTGCCGGCGCCAGAGCAGCATCCGGTCGAGCTCGTCCTGATTGAGCGCGTGTCCGTAGAGCGGTGGCTGATAGGGATCCATGAGCGCGAGGTAGTTCCCGGTTCGGAGCGGCCCGGAAGGTGCCTGGAGCCCCCGGGCCGCTCGTAGCCTCCTTGCTAAGCCAGCATCAGCGCCGATACCGGATAGCGCTTGGTCGGGTCCGGCTGATCCCAGGTGATCGTGTTCGCGACCTGCCAGCCAACTCGCATCGTGAACCGCGCCGCGACCATGTCCTGCTGCGCAAGGTTGTAGACGATCGCGCCGGTGTTGTCCTGAATCACCGCCTGGTCGAGCATCTTGATCGTGATGTCCTTGCGGATCCCGACGACGAACTGGGTTTCAAACTCGCCGATGAACGCCTCCGGCGAGACACCGCCGGTCGCCGTCGGCCACATTCCGCGCATCGGATGCGAGATCGGAATGCCTAGATACTCGGTCAGGTCCGGGTTCAGTCCCTCGAGCCGTTCGCCGATCGTCGTACGCGCACGACGCAGCTTGCTGCGAAGCGTGCGCGCGGCGATGATCCGGTCCGGCTCGAAGCCCTGCGGTTCGAGCTGTCCGTAGCACTGGTCGATGTCGTCCTGGATCCCGCCGGCGGCCTGCGCCGCACCTTCGGTGCGTGTTCGCGGTCGGAAGCACCGCCTGACATGCCGCGAGGACGTTCTGCGGGAAGCTCGCCGGCGCGTTGACACCGAAGAAGATCGCCTGGTCGATCACGCGTGCCATTTCAGCGACGATCGTCGGCTGGATCTCCGACCAGATGTCAATGCCGCCGCCAACACCGCCTTCGTTCAGATCGTCCATGACACGTTCGGGAATTGGCGCGATCGCCGCGAGCTCTTCGACGTTCAGGAACTTGTTACCCCACGCCATTTCCGTCGTCTGTTTCAGACCTGTGTCACCCGCGACCCAGTATGCGATCGGAAGTGCACTCAGAATCGGGAATCTGGTCTGTGACTGTGCCACTGGCACTTTGCGAAACGCGGTCAACGCAACCGACGTGTCAGTCAGATCCACGAGGAACGATTCGAGCACGTCCTCGGGAATGAGTGGCGCAATGTCGGTGCGCGAAAGCTGATTGTTGTACGCCATTGCTTAGCTCTCCCTCCGCGCGGACTGCCGCTCGGCGCGATGCTCCTGCGCAGTCGACTTCGCCTGCCCCGCGCGCGCCTTGACGGACTCCGCCTTCGCCTTTGCGCGTTCCTCGAGTTCGGCGAGCTGCTCGTCGATCTCCGCCTTTTTAGCCTCGAGCGTCACGCGGAGCGTGTCCGGCGACTCGGGCCCGGTCGTGAGCGCATACTCGCTGCGGTCGCGCTCATCCGCTTTGCCTCGATAGCCGCGCGCCTCCGCCTCCTCGACGGATTCGGTCTCGACAGCTGCCGCGGCTTCCGCCTCGGACATTTGGCACTCCTATGTCAGTCGCTAACGGGTTAGCGTCCGGCGGCTTGACGAAGAATGTCGTTCATCGTCTTTGGCCGCTGAACGGGACGCCGCACGCCGCTGCCGAAGTCCGCGCGCTCGTCCGGCTGTGTGCCGTCGAGTCCGAACTCTCGTTGCAACGCTCTGGCGTCCTCGACCAGTTCTTCGCGCGTCGTGCCCCGCAGCCGTCCCGCGTGTTGCGGGATCCCGAGCTCCGCCGCAACCTTGTAGCGCTGAAGCTCGCGTTCGGCGTCGTCCGCGCGTCTGCTGGCGGCGGCGACCTCCTCGGCTTGCCGTTGCTGCTCGGTCTTGTCACGGTCCTCGTACTGCTTGTTACGGTCTCGCAGCTCGTTACGTTCGAGCCGGAGTCGTTTGGCCTCGGCGCGAAGCTTGCGGATCTCAGGATCTACCTGATCGTCCGCTTGCTGGTCGTCGTCCTGCTCGCGAGTGCCGCCGAGGGCCTCGTCGTCTACGTCGTCCGGCTGCTGTGGATCTGCCACGTACTGAAAGGGTAAGCGTCGAGCTCGCGGGCGATCATAGCGCCACGTCAAGCGGCGGCCGTAGCGCAAACGACGCTCTGACGCCGCGTGGGGAGCGCCACGGCCGCCTGTCGGGACCAGACAGCCTACCCATCGCGGACGCCAGCGGGCACCTTAGACGGCCTTAGAAGACCTGGCTGGCGGGCGGCGTGCCGACGACGCTCGCCGGGAACTTGCCCTGCTGCCCCGGCGGCTGATTCTGCTGCGTCGCATGCGCGGCCGGGTCGACCGGCTGCCCATTTGGCCCCAAAACGGCCGGCGGCGGCGTCGCAGCGCCCTTGACGCCGCCTGGAGGCAGTCCCATCAGGTCGCGCGCTTGGCGGATCTGCTGCGGCGACCAGCCGAGGATCTGCCACGCCATTTCGATCGGCACCGACAGCGCCGAGCGCATCTGAACGGCCGCGTTGACGAGCACCGCGAGCGATTTCGACTCGGGATCAGCCCAAATCACCTCGGCTGACTGCGCATGCCCGCGACGCTGGTCGTTGACGGCCAGAAAAGCGGTCCGCATGACCTCTTCCCAAGGGTCGGAATAGGCCAGAATCTTGCCCTTGACGCGGTCGACGAGCCCCTGATCGGCGGCGTGCATCGCGTCGGCGCTCAAATTCGCAAGCTTGCCCTTCAGGTAGTAGACCGGCGTTTGCGTCTGCGCCGCCAAATGGTCGATGTATAACTCGATCGGCAGGATGTAGTTGTTCACGTCCCCGGGGCTCCAGGCCCCGAACTTCGTCTCCGTCGACGTGGCGCGAACCAGCCGCGTCGCCGACATCGCAAGCTCGACCTCGCGTGCGCTCAACTCCCGACCCTGGTCGTCGACGGCACGTTCCCAGCCCGTCGCCCACCGCTGCGGGTAGGCGTGGAACTCGGAGGAAACCTGCATATCGAGACAGAGCTTGTTGACTGCGTCCTGAATCGGCACGGCGGTGTCGAGATCGCTACAACCGCCGTCGAGCAGGTCCGGGTTGTTGACGATCGCGACGATCGGCACGACACCGATCGGATTCGGCGCGCTCGAGACCGGCTGCCACGACAGTTTGTTCATGCTCGACGGAATCGGCTGCCCGGTCGAGTCGTAAATCACGATCTGCTGCTCTGAGCTGGTCGAGCTCTGAACGATCGGCTTCGTCGAGCGGAACGTCGTGATCGAGCCCGGCAGGTAGACGATCGCGTAGGCGTGGTTGTCCCAATCGTCAGCCCAGCGTTTGAGCGCCGCGAGCCGTTTCGCCGGCCGCGTCGGGTCGTTGAAGACGAAACATTGACTCGGATGCTCGCCGGTCATGATCGGCGCGCTGTTATACGGATCGGCTTCGTCCGGCGGCGCGACCAGCACGTATGAGATCCCGAGCTTGCACGCGTCGATGTGAACCATCCGCGAGACCGCGTCGAAGCCGTTCGCCTGCCACATGTCCCAGGCGTCGCGGTCGGCGTCGAGCTCCCAGGACAGCTTCGCCGTGTCGACGTCGAACCGGAAGCCCTGGATCTCCATTCGCGACACGGGCGCGTCAACGACGATCCGCATCCAGTTGTTCGCGAGCGGCGAGTAGTAGCGCGCGAACGCCTCGCGGAACTTCTGCGTCGCCATCTGGAGCCGCTGCCGCCCGTTGTAGTAGGCGCCCGGCTCGGCGACGTCCGCGATCTGCTGATCGAGCTTTGGCTCCAAATACTGCAGCCAATCGGACGCGCTGGTCGGCGGCACGCCCGTAAGTGTCGCAAACGCGCAGGACTTAGCTGATGTACACGGTCCGCCGCGGCGGCTTCACGTTACGCATCGTGACCGCTCGGTCCGCGCACATCGCCAGCGACACGGCGCCGTCGATCTTCTCCAGCGACCGCCGTTTCGAGATTCGCCAGCCGCCGCGCTCGGTCGGCGAGATCACCGCCGCAAGAACCTGCTCCTTCATCGTCGGGTCGCCGTCATGCACGAGCCGACGCTCGACGATCAGCTCGTACAGCGTCTCCGACGCCGGCGCCATCCGCGCCGACGTTTGCGGAAACTCGACCAGCGGCAGCCCGCGTTCCTGCAGGATCTCCGCCGACTCCAGGAACTGCCACGGGTCGAACGCGATCTCCCGCAGCTGCGAATGCTCGAGCGCACGCGCCGCGACGCGACCGCGAACGTCGGCGACGCCGAACGTCTCGCCCTCCTGCGCCGGCACCAGGATCTCCTGTCCGACGTGCAGCCGCTCGTCGTGCCACTGCCCCCACGTGATCGCGGCCGAGTCGCGGCGGATGCCGACGTCGACCGCGATCCAGCTCGGCTGCGTCGGGTCGAACAGCGGCTGTCCGCGGCACGCGTCCCATTCATGCGGACGGATCCATGCGTTCTCGGTCTCTGTCCACTGGTTCAGATGCAGGCGACGGAAGACCGCTTCCGGTAGCCGCCGCTGCTCGCGTGCGAGCGCCTCGACCGTGATCCACGACGACGGGTTCGCCTGCTTCCAGCCGGCCGGATCCAAGTAGTCGACCGTCGAGTCCAATTCGTACCACCAAAGGAGAAAGCCCTCTGCGCGCATCGCCTCGATCCCGCCCTCGTCGCGCAGCTTCCGGCCGCGTTCGTACAGGTCGAAGCAGATGCTCGAGCGGTCATAGCCGGCGGTTGTGATCGACACGACGAGCGGCGCTTCGCGCGCGAGCTGCCCGGTCGTGAGCGCGTAGTAGAGCTCCGCGCTCTCGTGCGCCCAAAGCTCGTCGATCACGACCATCGACGGGTTCAGTCCGTACTGCAAGCCGGCGTCGCTGGACAGCACGCGGTAGATCCCTTTGTTCGACTTGCAGGTGATGACGTTGCGTTGCGGCACAAGCCAATCCTGCAGCTTCGGTGACGCCTCGACGAAGTCTTTTGACTGGTTGAAGACGACGCGCGCCTGGTCGCGGCTCGCGGCGGCCGCGTACACCTCGGGTGAGAACTCTGGCGTTCCGAGCAGCCCGTACAGCGCGAGCTCGGCGCCAAGGGTGCTCTTCCCGGCCTTCCGCGCGATCCCCAGCAGCGCCTCCTTGTAGACCCGCCGGCCGTCGGCGTCGAGCAGAAACAGCTCGTCGAGGAACTGACGCTGCCAGCGCTCATGCACAAGCGGCTTGCCGGCCCAGCGACCCTTCGTCTGAACGATGAAGTTCTCGCCGAAGCGCCGGACGCGCGCGCCTTCGCTACGCCGCGCCTGGGAGACCGACGTCGCCATCGTCCACCGCCTCGCCGTCGATCGCCGGCTCGTCGTTCAGCGCCCGGTCCATCTCCGCGTGCAGGCTGCGACGATGCAACTCCGCGAGCCCGAGTCGCGTTCGCGCGACCGGCGTCAGACCGAACTGCTCCGCGGCACGCAGATACAACACGGTCGCGTCGCGCTCGATCCGCACCGCCGGATGCTCGCGCGGCTGGCCACGCGACCCGAACGTGAACATGCCCTCCTTCGCGATCGCCCGACCCGCCTTCACCCAGCGCGCATATTGCATCGACAACATTCGCAGCGCCGCCTCGTCGACCAGGTCGATCATCCCGACTTCGACCAGACGCGCGACCGTCTGACGCCAGTAGCGCCTCGCCTCGAGCGGCAATCCGGCCGGCGGCTCGTCGAGCTCGTGATCGGGACGGCCAGCAACGAGCATCGGTTCCGGCAGCGAGCGGTGCGTGACGTCGCGGCCGCCCTCAAGCCGGCGCTGCTCAACCGATTTTGGCTTTGGACCGCGCATCAGGGCTGATTATCGCCCCAGGATGGTCGCCATCCCGGCAATCGCGCCAAAATCGCGCTTGGGTTCGCGTCGGCGTTGCCGATGGTTAGCGCCACGTCGCGAAGGGGTCCCCGCCCCCCCGCTGCCGGCGAGCGGGACCCGCCACGCCGTCTCGAGCATCGTGCTTGACCTTCTAGGCGACTTCGGCCGGCTCGGTGGCGGGAGCAGGCGGCGTTTCCGCTGGCTGCTCGGCGGGAGCCTCGTCGCCTTCCGGCTCGGCTTCGGGTTCTGGTTCTGGGTCCTCCTGGAGCAGCGGCTCGACGAGCGTCAACTCCTCGACGGTGAACTGTGCCGGCACGAGCGCGACACCCTGCACCAGCAGACCGTATGCCTCGGCGCTTGTGTCCTCGAGCTGCGCCTCGATACTGGAGCCGGCTGGTACTTCGATCAGCGTCGGACCAGCCCCGACGCGTATGTCGTCGCCGGTCGCGTTGACCAACACCACATCGACTTTGCTCATCTGACGTCCTCCGGAATCAGTGCTGCGACGTTCGTTCTCAGGATCGCTGGGATCGGCTTGCTTCAGGGTACGACGGTCGCGCCGGTGCGCATCAGCCAGCCGGCCTGCTCGCGCGAGACGACGGTGCCGGCGGCGTCAGACACGAGCGCGCAGCCGGCGGCGAGGAAGCCGTATGCGTCGGCGGTCGTGTTGTCGAGCGGGATCACGGTGACTGCTTGCGCCGGCGCGGTGTGCGTGCCGACCGTGACGGGCGCGTTGGTCGGGTTCACGACCTGGATGTTGACGACTGCCATGAGTGCCTCCTATCGGCCTTTGCGTGCGCCGTTGCCCTTGAACTTGCCCGGCGTGATCTTGCCGCCCGAGCGCGCTTTGACGGCTTTGGCGACGGTCGGGTAGCTGCCCGTCGTGTCTGAGCGCGCCGAGTAGCTGAGCGCGGCGCGGTGCATCGTCAGCATCTGCTGTGCGGAGATCCCAGCCGCCTTCGCCTGCGCCGCAGTCGGCACGGGATACGACCGCTTGGCTGGGTACACGAACGCCGAGCTCGGAAGCTTGTTGCGCTGCTTCGCGGTGAGCGCCATGTCAGCCTCCACGTCCGAACATTCGCATCAGCGTCCCGAGCGCGATGATCCCAACTTCGATCAGCAAGATGATCGCCTGCGTGTTGGTCATCGCTACTTCTTGCCGGGCGTGCCCATCGTGTGCCAGGCTGCTTCGCGGACGCCGGCCTGGCCGCCTTCCCAGCCCTGATTCGGGCCTTTTTGCCATGCGTGCCAGACCTCGCCGCTGTCGTTTTTCTCGACGAACACTTCGATCGCCCCGTCTTGCTTGAGCACTGCGGTGATCACGTCTTCAGCCTCGATTCTCGGTTTCTCGACGATCGTCGGGGCGACGCCGTACGGGCCGACGTCGACTCCCTTCCAGCTGCCTTCCAGCCATTTGATGTGCCACGGTTCGGAGGCGGCATCGCTCCATCGTTTCGCCCAACCGTACTCAGCGCCGATGCGGTCGACCATCGTTCGCATCTGGGTTGTGGCGAAGTCGACGGCGATTCCCCAGCCGTGGTTGGAACTTCCCGGTACGGCTGCGAGCGAGCCGCGGCCGACACGGTATTCGTTGTAGAGATAGACCTGTTGGGCGTAGGTTCGGTAGCTCGACATCGAGCCGGTTGGATAGAGCTCGACGCCGAGCCGGCGTGCGTGCGCGTTCATCGCGTTGAAGGCGGCGGCGGCGTCCTTGCGCAGCTCGCCGCGTGCGATCGGCGCGAGCGCTTCGGGCGGCAGCTTGCCGTTCTCAGCCATCGCTTTGCCCCCGACTTGTAAGCTCGACCGCTTCGCCTCCGAGCGCCTGGTCGCCTAGCGGATACGACCACCCGAGTCGGGCGCGTCTAGCGAATAGTTCGGCATAGGGACCGGGTGATACCTGCTCAACGATGTCGAGAAACGCTTCCGGCTTGGCGCTATGTTCGGTGCGGGGCCACGCAAACCATCGCGACGTGGCCTGCTCAATCGCTGGCGCTCGACGTTCGCCCTTACCCGCATTGATCTCCGCCACCAGCGGATCAAGATCATCGTCTAGGCACAGCAGCCGCTTCAGTCTGGGCCAATGTTCATCGCTCGGGCAACTACAACGGTGCTCGATGCGCGACAGCCACCAGCCCGCCATATCCGAGGTGCCCATGTACTCGTCTACATCGCGCCGGGTTAGGCCACCTCGCTCGGCAGCGTCAGCAAGCGCCGAGGTGAGCTTGAGGATGTCGGGTCGCCGGGAGAAGCCTGGACGTCGGCAGAACAAGACAAACTCAACATTGTTCTGGAATGCGCCACCGACGCTAAACCCTCTCGATTGCTTGCACCAAACGAGCGTGGCGGCGTAATGAAAACCCCATCTTCGGGCGATCGAGAAGCTGTCGGGTAAATAGCGGCTGGTTGTCCAGAGGTAGAGATGGGAGTCGCCGTCGAGGTTGTCGGACCATGCGCGCACGGGCAACGCAGCTATCTCCTCTAACGACATCTCTGGATAGTCGAGTGGCCGTGCGTCCCCTGATGACCGTCCTTCGCGCCACGACCAGCCAGGGCGGTTGCCCATTCCATAGGGCCAGGGTGGATCGACCACGATCGTCCGATACCGCGTAAGCGTGTGCTCAGGCGAACCCTCGCTTTGGCCCATCAGTTCATGCCTCGCTCGCTTCGACACTAGTCGTCGTCCTCGTCGAGCGCGCGCACGAACTCGATCTCGACCAGCGCCGCGTCGGGTT